GTACCTTGATGACCTTCATTATCCTGGGAATTATTTAGATAGGCACGGTAAACATCGGAAGCAATATTATCAGAGACAAGAATTGAAAGTAATACTGTTAGATAAGCTATGGAAGAAACATCCTAACCATAGCCTTATTAAGAGTTAACTAGAAGTACTATGAGTATTTACTTTTTCTCCGTAGGAGGAAAAGAAGATTACAATTAATAAGCATATAGGCATTATGAATAATGATAAACTAATATGTATCAGAGACGAAGATGATACTAAACTAACTACTCTTTTATCAGATGGTTGGAGGATAATTCAAATCTCTGCATCAGGTATTTATTGCTGGGTACTCTTAAGGAAAACCCAATAACACTAAAAAGAAAATTAAAGGCTTTCAGTGATGGAGAAATATATTTTAATTACAGCGGTGGTTATTATGATAATAATACTCGCTTTAGACTTCATATTTTCTAAGGATGGTTATCAATGTCATTCATGCAAGAAACGTTTTCATAAAGAGGATTTGGAAATCAAGGGATGGCATTTCAAAGAATGGGTCTGTCCCAATTGTAAACATATTAATTATACTTATGATGAGGAAGATTAAAGAATGGTTTAAGTCGTTTAAGTCTCTTGTTGTGGGAGAGGTACATAATCCTAAACATGTATTCAACTGTAGAGATTTGATATGGATATCAAACTTGGAAACTTCTCAAAATACCCCCGAATGTTTTACTCATTTCTTTTGTTTGTACTGGAGTAATGGTATGGTAGTCAAAGTATGTCAAGAGAGCTATGATAGAAATTCATACCAAGAATTATATAAACTCAGGGAACTATTTATTAATAACATCGGTTATTCCTATGTTCCGATAGAAGATAACAGTGAGATATACATTTATTATAAACGTAAAAAGGATATATAATGGCTAAGAAAAAGAAACAACTTCCTGACTTATCGAAGCAAGATATTCTTACTCCCATAGATGTAAGTACTCTGGGGACTAATGGAGACCCTTGCTTTGGTATTGGGTATGATTTATCAACTAAGGAATGTAAACTATGCGGAGACTCAGAGCTATGTGCATTTAAGATGTCACAGAACTTGAACATTACAAGAAAAGAACTTGAACAGAAGAATCAATACAAAGATTTGGATGTACTTGAAGATACAGTTGGTATCAAGAAATACATCCGAGGCTTGATTCGGAAAGGGAAAGACAGAAAAGAGGTTATTACCAAAACCGTTGAGAAATTCGAAGTACCAAGAAAACGTATTAGAGAACTTTATAAAGAGTGTACTAAATAATGAAACCAATAGAGATGATATGGGCTATGTTCAAGGTATACCTTAACAACCCAAACTATTTTGTAAAGCAAGAGGATGTACTTGCTAATTTATGTATGGAGGGTTCTACCGATGTAATCAGGATGTGTAATTCATTGGGAGTACATGTTTCTAGACCCGAGAAATTAACCTTTGGACAACTTTTACGTAAATGTAATATATTATGAACAGATTTAGATTTATCAAAGTAAGGGAGGTAGTATCTCCCAACAGAGCAAACCCAAATGATGCTGGGTTAGATTTCTATGTACCAACTGATTTATATCCTGAGGATATTCATGACAAGAACGAATTTGATTCAAATGGGTATATTATTCCATTTAAGGAAAATTTCGTAAGGCATATAGCTTTAAAACCAGGTCATCGTATACTTATCCCATCGGGTATCAAAGTTTTGCTAGAACCTCCTGCATCTATGTTAATGGCAGCAAACAAATCTGGTATAGCTACTAAGAAAGGGTTAATCTTTACTGCCGAGATAGTGGATTCCCCTTATGTTGGAGAGATACATATTGGGATATATAACACTTCTCAAGAAATTCAGGTTATCGAGGCTGGTCAAAAGCTGGTACAATTTATTCATGTACCCATTTATATTACCGAGCCAGAGGAGATTCAGCAAGAGGAGTTTTATACTGAATCACAAATGTGGGGAAGCAGAGGAGATAAAGGATTTGGTTCATCTCAAAACATAAAATAGTGGACATAAGGAATATAAATGAACAAGTGCCTCAGGTAGAAGAAACTGAGGCACGGATACTACAAGAAATGTATGATCTTGGGATAGAACAATTCTCTGGATATAAATCTATAGAGAAGTTACCAGATTATCCTTTAGATATAAATAACCCAAAGAATCAAGTTATTCTAAAGGATTTTATTGGTAGAGTTATCGAAGAATTAACCGAAGGATTCGAATCTACCGATGAAGTAGTATCTATATACCGTAACTATGGTTGGAATAATGATTGTTTAACTCAAGAGGAATATACTCAGGTATTAAACAGTCTAGCAAATGCAAATGAGGAACAAGCAGATGCCTTGGGATTCTTCTTTACTTTGCTTTTGTATTCTAATATATTGCCAGAAGATATTCTGAAATACCAAGATGCAAAGAGTTTATTTGAGGTAATGGCAATCGGAGTCAAAGACCTACTCATCAAGTACCCAGATCATCGAAGTGTAAGGAAATATCCTATATTAAGTTCAACCGATTGGGCAAGAGAGGATAGAGCAGAGTATGATAAGATAGTTTCTTATACCCCAGGTTTTCATGAAATGAGCGAGATATCTCATGAAAACGAGAAGCTATATTTATGGGAAGTAATATATGAACTCAATAAAGCAAGGAACTTCCTTAAATGTAGACCCTGGAAACAAACTCAAGTAATGACCAAAGAAATAGATTTTCAGGAATCATTAGTAAAAGCTTTCTATCTCTATATGGGATTCTTAGCCATGAATGGGTTTACTCCTTGCGGATTATTTAGTTTATTCTTTAAAAAACAACGTCTCAATTTATGGAGGCAAACTACAAATTATTAGTAACCAATTAAAAATCAGCCAATTATATGTCGGGTTGGAATAAGAAATTAGAGGGGCTTCAACTTAATACGGAGGAGTCCCTCCATTCGTTAGAATTTGCTACTTCACAGGAAGCATGGGAAAAACTCAATGAGGGATTCCTAAGATTAGACCCAATCCTATTTGGGAAAGGAGCCATGGCTAATAGTGGGGTAGCAGTAGTGTATAATGTATTTATAAAAATACGAAAAGCATGGGTAGACCCCGAATTTGATTATGGGCGGTGTTTCAATTATAAAGAAACTAAGTGGACTAGCTTATTGAATAACTACATAGATTTTAATAAGCTTGACTTGTTGCGTAGTAAACTGAGAGTACTGAGAAATAAGTACAATCAGAATTACAATATAACTTATATGTTCAATAATCATCATGATAATGGTAAACAATGTCTAATAGCTGCGACTTTTTCAAAACGATTCGGGGAGGACATCCCAGTTATTACAATGGTAGTTCGGGCTTCGGAAATTACCAAGAGGTTAATATTCGATTTCCTATTAATTCAACGAATGTCAGAGTACGTATATGGGCCGGACCAGTCAGTACAAATCAACCTATTTGCGACTCAAATGTACGGAAATGTGGAGACACTTTTAATGTATCATACCCATAAACCTTTGAAGAAGGTACTTAAAGGAGCAGAGGAGAATTCATGGAATAAGAGGATAAAAGAGATATGGAAAAAATTCCAAAATGGCACAGAGAAGGAATTCTCTTCATTCAAGGTATTCTTTAGAAGTTTTAAAGTGCTTCGACCAGATTTATATGAGGAAACATATAAATCAATGAAAGCAAAAGAATTACTTCTCGAGTATGAGGATATAGAATACCCGGAGAATGTAATCTCTTACTCTCAACGTAAAGCCTATAAAAAGAAACTTTTAAAACAAAAGAACAATGGAAGCTAAGGAATTTTTAAATCAGAAGCGTATAGGATTAGTAAACAAATTCTATTACCAAGTTTTTGAGATTAAAAAGAACGGGGGAGAACCAGATATACCCTTGTTATTAAAAGAGGTAGAGGATTTTGATGATTTTGTATATCGCTACTGGCATATGACCTGGGTTAGTTCTACAATGTCATACAATTAAATATTTATATTATATGAGGATATATTCTAACAGTTTTGAGTTAATGTCCGAAATGGGCAGAGAACTCAACAGTTATGGTCAAACTGTAAAACCAAAGACCTATCAAAATAAAGTGATTGAAGGTAATGAGGATTTTATTACAAAAGAACTCATTTGCCAACAATATTGTTTAACTTCACTTGGAGACCCAGTATGGTTATTCATATTCTCTCATTCAAAGGAATGGGCAGATGCCGAGTTTAAAGAAAGAATTGGTTGGTATGATTTAAATCCAGGTAAAGCTTGGGAATTGAGAAAAGATTTATGGGAACAGTTTTTGGTGAATGGTAAGTTTGATTACACCTACCCAGAGCGTATTTGGAACTCGTTAGACATTTATGGTAGTACTTCTTTTAACTGTGATTCAGCAATGCAATCAGTTATTGAACTTCTTAAGAGGGATAATGATACTCGTAAAGCAGTACTCCCTATATTCCATGGTACAGATTTAAGATTCCTTGATGGAAGTAAACGTATACCTTGCTCAATGTATTATGATTTCCTTATCCGTCAGAATGGTAAAGGAGAGAAGGTATTACATATTTGCTATCATCAAAGAAGTTCGGACTTTGTACAACATTTCGGTAATGATGTATATCTTGCATGGAGACTCATGCAATATGTAGCTAAAGAGGTAGGAGTAAAATCAGGTTATCTATATCATACTATTGATTCTCTTCATGCTTATAAGAAAGATTGGACAGCATTAGCTTCTAATCTGGAAGACTTACAAGAGAAATACTAATAATGAGGGATGTATCTACTACTGGTAGGTATGTCCCTTTTTCTATTTATAAATATATGAAGAAAAAACATGTATCATCTTTTCCAGTAATCTTGCGTAAAAGGTTCATGGATAATATACCTGGATTTTCTGGTTATTATGTTTCTAAACGAGGTCGGGTATATACCAGAAGAAGAGTTGGATTAGGTAGAAAATCTAAAACTGGTGTTGGAGATTTAAACAGAGTGGGTTATTGGAGGGAATTAACTAGAATAACTAACCATAAGGGATATTATAGGTTAGTAATACAGGATGATTTCCGTAAAAGGCATTATGTACAAGTGTCTAGGTTGGTAGCTTTAGCTTATATACCTAACCCATTAAATAAACCCTTTGTATGTCATAAAGATAATAATCCTAAGAATAATTTTTATAAAAATCTTTACTGGGGTACTCAATCTGAGAATATTCAACAATGTGTTAAAGATGGGAGACATCAATCATGCAAACTAGATATGTAATTATTAAGAACAAACGTATGCTTAAAAAAGTTATTGAACTATGTAAGTATACCGGATATGCCAGTGTGGATTATGAAACTGATGGTTCACCCATATATAATAGGGGTTTTAAGCCAACTATACTCTCAGTATCCTGGATGCCAGGGTTTGGTGCTTCCATTCCTTTAGACCATTTCGAAACAAAAGATTATACATCTCCAGGGTGGAATTGGAAAAAGATGCTAAGGAAATTTGGGGAAGAGGTAATTGAGAATTATGAGATAACCAAGGTTGCATGGAACTGGAAATTTGATGACCAGATAAACCAAAAGTATCGAATATTCTATAGAGGTACTTGTTTAGATGGTATGCTTGCAAAATATCTACTAAACGAGGAAAAACCTAATGATTTAAAATCAATGGTAAGAAGGTATTTACCAGAGTATGGTAATTATGAGAAGCAAGATGCTTTCGATAAAATACCTTGGGATAAAAAAGAGTTAGACCCCCTTTGCCATTATGGATGTCAAGATACGGATTATACTCTTAGGTTAATGATATTCTTTGAAAAGAAGCTGATTGACCTTGGTTTGTACAGTACCTTCAGGAATTTAATTATGTCTGCATCAAGGGTACTCACTTCAGTAGAGAAGAATGGTTTGTATCTAGATAGAGAGTTCAATAATCAACTACTGGAAACATATAAACCAAAAATAGATGCGGCTAGACAAGCTATATATGATTTGCCAAGAGTAAAGAAATTCGAAAAGAAGTATAACCAAGAAAAGGTTGATAAGTATATCCAATCTATCGAATCAGAACTTGAAGAGTTAGATTATAATGACCCAAAGGATAAACGTAAGATTGCATCAAGGGAACAGAAAATTTCAAATATTAAGGCAGGTATATTCACAACTAAAAAGGAACAAGAATTAATAAGGCCCATTAATTTGGGTAGCCCAGTTGATTTACCTGCATTGATGTATTCGGAAGAAGGTTTTCATTTTGAGGTAATTAAGAATAATGAATCCGGTAAACCAAGTACAGATGAAGAGACTCTTACTAATCTAAGGTTAACCGTTAAAAAACCAGATTCACCTAAGGCAATTTTCCTTGATAGGCTTCTTGAATTACGAGGTTTAGAGAAGATGTATAAAACCTATATAGAGGGTTGGAATGAAAAAGTTCAAGATGATGATAGATTACATGGAAGATTTCTTATTCAGGGGACTACAAGTGGAAGATTATCCTCTGCAGAACCCAATGCTCAACAAATTCCCAAGACATCCGTAGACCCCAATATTAAATTACAATTAAAAGCTCCTAAAGGAACCTTATATATTGCTAGTGATTTTAGCCAGGCAGAATTAAGAATTATGGCTCATCTATCTGGAGATGAAACTTATCTTAATGCTTTTAACTCTGGTCAGGACCCTCACTTAGCAATTGCTGCTACTAAATATCATATACCCTATGAAGAAGCTCTTAAGATATATGAGGATGAAAATCATCCAGAACATAAGATATGGAAGGTGAGAAGAAAGCAAGCTAAACAAATTGCTTTTGGACTTATTTATGGAATTGGTGCAAAATTACTAGCAGTAAAACTATCTGACCCAAAATCTGGTATTATAGTTACACCAGAAGAAGCCCAAAAGGAAATGGACATCTTCTTTGGTCAACACCCCAAGTTGAAGACCTTCTTGAAGAAACAAGAGAAATTCCTTAGAAAGAATGGGCATCTGGTATCATTATTTGGGAGGAAAAGAAGATTACCCCAAATATATTCAAATGATAAGGGAGAAGAAGCTTATGCTTTGAGATTAGCATTAAATTTCCCATGTCAATCAGCAGCATCTGATATGTGTTTATTTGGAAGTATTCTCATATACTACTTAATGAGACAAGGTAAATTACCCTCTACTAAGTCTGTATGTTTGGTACATGATGCTAATTATCAGATTACTAAACCAGAGAATATTAATATTTGGAGTATATATGAGATGTGGCAAATTTATAGGAACCCATTAACTAAGCCATACTTCGGCTTTCAGATAGATGATGTTACAATGGACATGGAGTTTGTTATTGGTAGGTCAATGGCAGAAGAGTTACCTTTTATTCCGGGTTATGATTATAAGAAAATGTTAGAACCTGATTTCTCAGTAGAAGAATATATGGAAGAACATAAGAAATATAAACACATACCTATTTCAGAGTATAAGAAACGTTTTAACAAACAAATGAAGCAATATGAAAAAGATTTTAAACGGACCCACGGTATGGAGGGCTAAATGCCCAGTATGTGATTGCGAATTTGAATATGATACCAGTGAAACTTTTGGGGTTTATAATAAATCTGGGGATTATTTTAGGATAGTACAATGTCCTAATTGTAAAACTAATTTAAAGCATCCAGATTCAGTATCTACCATTACAGGAGTGAAAAGAGAAGATACTATGTCTACATAAATAATATAAATTTATGAGATTATGGCAACACAGAAAGAGATTGATAATGCAAGTAAGCTAACTGCCCTTACTTATATGGTTGCAGGGTGTTTAGGTTATTCTATCGAAAATTTACTTAAGTATTTAGATGGGGTTAATCTAAGGTTGAGTGGACAAGAAAAGATGTTACTTAACCGATTAAAGACCCAGTTATCTCAAGTACAAACTAATCTTACTACTTTAGAGGGATTGGCTTTTAAAGTAATGGCTACGGATGAGGATGGTAAACTTGCTTATGAAGATGCCACCCATATTTATTGGGCTGTATTTTTAGCCTTACTCGATAGAGGTGGTACTGATAACTTATGCGACTTAAGATTAATGGCTTTGGTAGATAAGATAAGCATCTATAAATCTCTTCTTAATTTGCCCGGTATGAAACTCTCTTATCAAATGGCTTTTGCTCAAGTAACTAAAGCAATAAGCAAAGGGGAATTTAGTAAAGAAGACTTTAAAAACCTATTAGAAGTTTATGAAGACGGAACTGAAAAAACTAAAGGTTAAATTTGAAGGTAAACTTATTGAGATTGATATTCAAAAGGAATTATCTATCAATGAGAATATCATCAATTCTCAGCTACGAGAATCTCCTTCTAGTTATTATGTACTTGCTTCCCTGAGAGATAAGTATATAAAAGAAAGAGATGCTCTAGCAAGGGAAAAAGAAGAAGCTTATTCGAATGCCTGGTTATATTATAAGGATGCTAATGAGAGATGGAATAATGAATACGTATCTCATAAGGCAAACCTTAACAAGAAATACTCTTCTATCAATGAAAGGTATTTGAAAGCTGTAGAAAAAGCAAATAAGTTCATAACTATATGTAAAGCCTATGAGAGTCGGGAGAATATACTAAGAACTATTAATGCGAATCTAAGAAAGGGTTAACCCATTGAACTATAAACAATTACTAACTTTTAAAAACAGTATTAGAATATGAATTATTCAATGACATTTATCTCACCTCTTGTAGCTGAGAAATTTAATCAAGAATTACCCGGATGCCCAACAGAAAACCGGGTACTTATTTTATCTCCAAAGGAGGTAAATCAAACTAAATCCGGTTTGATTATCCCTGAACAAGTAAAAGAGGGAGTTCCTCGTAAAGGGGTTGTAGTAAAGAGTGGGGAAATTACCGAAGAATACAAAACCTACCGAGAATTGGTTGCTGTAGGTAGAATAGTTACCTATGGTTTGTATGCAGGTAAAGAACTTGAATTCGAAACGGACAAACTATCTCCTGCTCTCAAACAACTTTTAGAGAAAAACGTTCTTACCGTATTGAGTATGAACGAAGTAGTTTACTCAGAACCGAATAATTAAAACTAATCATTATGATAAAAGACAAGAAGAAAAAGAAAGTTTCATCAGAGGGACTTTCTACAAAAGAAAAGATGCTAGCTAGAAAGAAACAGCTAGAATCCAAGGGAAATGGTAGTGGGTTAGTATATCCAAAAGAGGGAACTCTGAGGATGAGAATTAAATCTCCGGGTGATGACCAAGAATTGGGTATCGAAATTATTCAATTCTACCTGGGTGGCAATTTGGGAGGAGTTATATCTCCGGCTACTTTTGATGAACCTTGCCCATTCATGGAGAAATACCAAGAATTGAAAAACTCCAAGGATGAAGATGACAAGGAACTTGCCAAGAACCTGGTACCAAGAAGAAGATATGTTATCGGTGGTATCATTTACTCAGATGAAAAGGGTAGTAAGGTAGATTACGAAGGCAAAGATAAGGGAGTTTTAGTTCCTCGCTCAGTATACCAGGATATCATTGACCTTTACCTTGATGAAGATGAGGCAGGTGATATGACAGATCCAAAAACTGGATACGATATCAAGGTAATTCGTTCCGGGTCTGGTAAACTAGATACCACTTATTCTGCCCGTGCTTGCAAACCAACTAAGTTGGACAAGAAATATCAAGGTACAATTGACCTTGAGGGGATAGTTCGTTCTCAAATCAAATCCTATGATGAGTTGGAAGATTTACTTTCACAGTATCTAAACGAAGACCATGGGGATGACGATGATGACGATAAGTCAAAGAAGAAAAAGAAAAAGGGAGTTCACAAAGACCATTACATGGAAGATGATGAACCTAAGAAAAAGAAAAGAAAATACAAATCGGATATTTAAGGGTTAGTAATATGGTTTCATTCGAAGGTGGTAATTAGATTTGTTCTGTTATCACCTTCTTTAGTTTAAAGACCTTACATTATGGCAAAGAAATCTAAGGTTGGTTTAAAAGTACCAACAGCAAATGAGATGGCAAAGAAATATGGAAGTATGATTAAATTAGCTTCAGAAGTTACTGATACCGATTTATATATACCATCTACTTTCTTTGCTCTGAACTACTTATTCGGTAAGGGTATTCCTTATGGTAAAATCGTTGAGATTGCTGGAGAGGAATCCTCTGGTAAATCTTTAGTGGCTTATAACTTTGCTTATGCTACTCAACAACTTGGAGGTCATGTGATATGGGTAGATGCTGAACAATCCTGGATGAATTCTTGGGCTGAAATAAATGGGGTAGACCCAGCAAGAGTAACCATTGTTAATGATACACGTATTGAATATATTGCAGATGTAGTAGCAGACTTAGCAATATATTTACGTTCTCAATTAACTCACAATGAACCGATACTCTTAGTAATTGATTCTATTGCAGCTACAGACTGTACTGATAATATAGATGCTAAGATGGTTGATGGTAAGGCAGAGATGGGAGGTAGAGCAAAGGCTCTTTATAAATACTTTCGTATAAGAAGTGAATTATTCTACAAACTGGGAGTATCTCAGATTTATATTAACCAATTAAGAACTGCTTTGAATGTCGGATTTGGAAAAGATAACACAACAACTACAGGAGGTGCAGCACTTAAGTTCTACGCTTCAATCAGAGCTGCTTTCTATTCAGGAAGGTCTGTTACCATTAAACAAAATGGGAAAGAAAGGAAAGCTGGGAAACTTGTCACTATCAGACTTATTAAAAATAAAGTTGCTCCTCCTCGACCTACAATCAGCAAATGCCCTGTATATTTCAATCCTAAATTCCACGAAGTCGGGTTTGACAGATGCTATGCTTTGGAAGATGTATTGGTAGATACCGATGTAATCGAAAAAACTACTGGTGGGTATAAATTGAAAGGTAAAACTCTTGCAAGAGGGGAAGAGAAATTCCAAAAGCTTTTGGAGGAGGATGGTGAACTTCGTAGAAAACTTTTACGGAAAGCTGGAGTAAATACCATAGGTACTACTAAAAAACAACTGGAGAAAATAGAAACAAATCTATTCCCAGTCGATGGTGTAGAATATGAAAACTATTCAGATTCAGAAGAGGAGGAGGAAGACGATGAATAAGAAAGAGGTATCAGAGATAACCGGGCTGGGACATCAACTAATATCAGATTATTATATTAAATATAAAAATAAATATGAAAAATAAAAAATTAATATTATTAGTTGACGGAGAGAATATTTTACACCAAAGTTTTCACAAATTTGAAAAACTTAAATCTACCGATGGCAAACCGAGTGGGGCAATATTCGGATTTTTCAAATCTCTACATATGTATCTTACAAGGTTCGAACCGGATGAGGTTTATGTTTCATTTGATAATGGTCATTCACCAGTAAGGATGGAGCTATTACCAAATTACAAGGGCCATAGGAAAAACATATCAGTAGATTATGAGTCATTGCAAAAGCAAAAGGCAATTATAATGAAAATGCTGGGTATGATAAGAATTAATTATATCTTTGATAAAAAGAAATCCACAGTATATGAAGGAGATGACTTCTTAGCATACCTTGCAATTAAAAAATTCCAATCCGAGAAAATGATACTCATATCTTCGGATAAGGACTTTAATCAGTTGCTTACAAATAATCTAAGGATATACAATCCGAGAAAAGATGAGATGATAAGAATGGATAACTGCAAAGAATTATTCGGTTATCATTCTCATGAAACGGTAGAGTACCTTGCAATGGTTGGAGATACTTCCGATGATATACCAGGGTTCCCGGGTATAGGCCCAGTAAAAGCAAGGAAAATCCTTGATGAGGGTAGAATTGAGAAGTTTATTGCCCAGAGTAAGAACAAAGAATATCTTCAAATATGGAAAAGGAATGAACAGTTAATCGACCTTTTCTGGTTTGTAAGACATAATCCATTGGATAAGTTACCAATTAAGTCAAAGAAGAAGTTTAAGTATGAGAAATTCAAAGAACTTTGTATCGAATACTCTTTAGCATCATTTTTGACAAATGAATTTATAAAACCATTTAAAGAATTACACCATGAGTAAGAGAATTATGTTTGTAGGCCCATCAGGAATTGGCAAAACAACTTTAGCAAAGTATATATCCGAGAAATATGGATTACCCTTTATTTCTGGTAGTATGACAGATCTATTACCTGCTACTAGAGATTTACCCCATATAGAGATATTATCTTTGGGATCAGAAGCCATGTATAAATCTGATTTTCAATTATTGAATTTGAGGAACAAATTATTCAAGGATAAAGAGGAATTTGTTACTGATAGAAGTTATACCGATTTAGCTGCCTATTTTTGGTATAAACAATCGAAATTTCTCCCCGAATGTGAGATGGAACACTTTTTCTATCAATGTCAAACATTAATGGAAATGCAATGTGATCTAGCTATATTTCTCCCTTTGAATCTAGAGAACTATAGAGGCTGGAATATAGAAGAGAACGGTAAAAGAATACTCAACAGGTACTTCCAGATTCAAATATCTTCCCTTATGAGTGAATTGCTTGCAAATTGGGAAGTACCCACTGTATGTCTATCAAGTTTGGATTTAGAAGAAAGAAAAGAACAAATCGATTATCATCTTAATAGGATATGGAGAAACAGAAACAAGTAATAGCAATAGTATTCTCAGATTTGCATTTGAATATCTATGCTAAATTTAATGAGGATAATAAAAGAACCCTGAATCATTTCAGGGTTTTGTCGACTATACAGGGTTTATGTAAGAAGTATAATTGCCCAGCTTTATTTTGTGGAGATCTATTTCATAGGGCAGAATCTATGGATCAAGAATTATATGAGATATGTTACAAGGAATTTAATAAACTGGGTAATCTGAATATTTTAGCTATCTCCGGGAATCATGATATCAAGAAAGTAAGTAAGATTGGTATGCCACCTTTTAGTTGGCTTTATTTAGTAGAAAGGTATGGGTTAAAGATACTAGATTATGGGAAAACACCCTTATCTCTAACTCATAGGAATATTATGGTATATGGTTTACCCTATATAGATAATAATATCGGTTTAAGTGATCATCTAAAGAAGATTGAATTAGATAAACATAAAAAGAATATTCTTTTACTACATACTGATTATCCTGGTGCTAAGGATACGGATGGGAGAGAAATAAATTCAGTAGAAAATCTGAATGTGAATATCCTGAATAAATTTGATTTAGTATTATGTGGCCATATACATAAACCCCAAAGGTTATCAAAGAAGGTTTATATGATTGGGGCTCCTTTACAACAAAGGAGAACTGATAAAGATTGTAAACTTGGATATTGGAAACTTTATTCAGACCTATCTATGAAGTTTGTAGAATTAAAGGGATTTCCGAAATTTGTTGATGTAGAATCTGAAGATGAAATTAAAGATGATGGCAATTATTATACGGTATTACCTAAAAAATCTAGTATACCCGTAAATACTAACCATCAAATAACTAAGCAATTATCTAAAAAAGTACTAGCAAAAAGGTACCTAAAAGAAAAAGGTATTAAAGATGAGGTTAAAACTAATCTATTAATTGAAACACTTAAAAAGGCTGAGTCATGTTAACGTTCTTAAACTTAGAGGCAGAAGGATTTTGTTCAATAGAATCCTTACATCTACAATTAAACCCAACTTGTACCATACTTATCAAGGCCCCAAATGGGAAAGGTAAAGCACAACCTTTAGAAGAACCCGTTTTAACCGCTAATGGTTGGAAAAAGATGGGGGAATTAACTCTTAATGATAAAGTAATTAACCCAGTTACAGGTAAACCTATCAAGCTATTGGGTATTTATGATAGAGGTCTATTAGATACTTACAAAATAACCTTTTCTGATGGCTCATGTACTGAATGTGCTGGAGACCATTTATGGTCAGTATTCAAATCGGGTAAAGCTAAAGACAGACTAAGAACCTTAGATACAGAGACTTTACTAAAGGATTATAAGGTTGAGAATAAAACTGCTCCTGGTACTTTCAAGTATAGATACTCAACTCCATTAACCGTACCAATTGATGGTAATTATACTAAATTACCAATACACCCCTACGTATTAGGGTTTATATTAGGCGATGGTTGTATTTCCGGTAATAGGCCTACAGTTAGAGTATCTACCAATAGAGAGGATTGGCCAGAGATAGTTGATAGATTAAGGTCATATTTGCCAGACCCAAACCTGGTTCATGAAGGTACAGAGGTAAGAGGGGCTAAACACTTTAGGATTCATGGTTTAGGTAAAGAACTTAAGGATTTAGGATTAATTGGTTGTAAGTCTAAGGATAAGTTTATACCAGAGTTATATTTGAAATCATCAATCGAGAATCGTAGATTATTATTAGCTGGTTTATTAGATACTGATGGATGTGTTGGTTCCAAAAAGAAAATCTCAAAGGTTTCTACGTATTCATCTAAGAGTGAGCACTTAAGAGATGGCATTAGCTATTTGGTAAGATCCCTTGGAGGCCTATCTACTAAAAATGAAAGTACCCGGTTTAAGTATGGTAGGTATACTACTTCATATGGGTGTTCAATACGACTAACCTTTAACCCTTTTCTAAGGAAATATAAAACTAAATCCCATGGTGAGTTTACCAGGAGAAATAGAATGGTAAATACCATAAGAAATATTGAATATATAGGGAAAAAGGTATGTAGGTGCATTAAAGTAGATTCTTCAGAAGGCCTATATATTACCAGAGATTTTATAGTTACCCATAATTCAACTATTCTCTCTGCCTTGGTATGGGCAATATATGGGAAAAACCTAAAGGGTGTTTCTGAGGTAAATACTTGGAAGCAAGTAAGGCCTAAAGATTACAAGGGTACTAAGGTACAAGTATATTTTCAGAAAGATTCTCATACATATAAGATAGTTAGATGTCAAAAGTATGATGAAGTACTTGAGGATGGTGCTAAAGGTAAAGACAGACTTATCTTCATGAAGGATGGGGATATAGTTGATATCAAAGGGAAGGGGAAGATACAAGATTTTATAAACCGAGAGATAGGTTTATCATATACTCTGTTTATGAACTCAATCATGTTTGGTCAGGGTATAAAAAGACTTATACAAGAATCTAATTCGGATAAGAAAAAGATATTCGAAGAAGTATTTGACTTAGAGTTCTTAAACCTTGCTAAAGGCATTGCATTACAAGATAAAAATAACTTGATATCTCAAATAAATGAGGTAGAGCATGAGTCTCAAATGCTTAAGAAAGAATTAGAGGCTAATAAGGAGGCTTACTTCGATATGAGAGATAGAGAAAAATCTTTCAAGCAAAAAATTAAAGAAGAAAGAATAGAGTTAAAGCAAGATAGGGAAAAGCTAACTAAGCTACTAATTGAAAAACAAAAACAAATCAAGGATGAAGTAGATGCTTCGCTTCAGATAAAGATTAAAAAACAAAATGAACTAATCCTTGATTTGAGGAGTAAGATAAAAGATGCAAAGAATTTATCGAATGTACCCCTTAAGAAAGTAATCAAAGAATTGGTAATACAGTTAGAAGCCGGTCACTACAAACGTGCGTTACGTGATGCTAAATCAATATATAAAGCGTTTTCTGACCTTGACAAATATGATAAAGAGTATCAAGAGGCTTTAGAGAGGTTGGAAGAACTTAGTAGTGTAAATGATAGGTATAAGAAATTAAAATCAGACTGTGATGATATTGCTTCTGATATTGCTTCTATTGACGAAGACCTGGCTAAGCTCAAGCAAGAAAAGCTTAAGGTCATGTCTCCAAAGTATAAACAAAAACTTAAGGAGATTAGGAAGAATTTACGGAAGGTTGATGAAGACTTTCACAATAAAGAGTTAGAGTTAGAGAATTATAACTGGTTAATTAATGACCCATTGGGTAATAATGGGATTAAGGCTTACCTATTTGATTCATCACTTGAGTTCTTAAATAAATGCCTCGATAAGTATTCAGAGGTATTGGGATTTAGGATCGAATTTAATATTGATTTGGGCACTGCTAGAAAAGAATTTGTTACTCTTATTGAAAGAGATGGGCAAATAATTGATTATGATGAACTTAGCGGTGGAGAAAAAACCCTATGCAATTTCTCTATGGCTCTAGCTATGCATGAGGCTTTAACTGCTAGTAAAGGGGTAAATATTATATTGTTCGATGAAGTATTCGAATCCCTAAGTTCGGATAATGTAGAATTAGTTACTTCTTTAATACGCAAATATTCAGAGGGAAAAACCGTATTTGTGATTACTCATCTTGAGGGAGTGGTATTCAGTCATTCTAAAATATTACAAGTAACAAAAGAAAAAGGGCTATCATACTATAAATACTTGTAAACCAAATTTACAGGCATGAAAAAGTATGATAACATCCCAGGATTCCCAGGTTACTACATAAGTAAGAGAGGGCACCTTTGGTCTAGATATTCCAAGGGAGTTCTCTCTACTGTGTGGATTAAAAAGAAATTTTATTTGAGTTCTACTAATGGTAGGTATAAAACTTCTATAGTTCATGAAACTTTAGGAAAGATTAAAATGAATCGGTATAGATTAGTAGCTTTAGCCTATATCCCAAACCCTAATGGTAAACCAGAAGTATGTTATAAAGATAATAATCCTACTAATGATTATTATAAGAATCTATATTGGGGCACCCATAAAGAAAACTTACATCAAATGATTAGAGATGGGAGATGGTATACTCCTTTCACTAAAGAATCAAATCCTAATAAGGGAAAGAGAGGCTGGCAGCTAAATACGTCTTTGAATGAACAACAGTTTAGAAGTATACTTAAATTAAAAGAAGCTGGGTATACTAATACTGTTATTATTCAAAAGTTAGGTTTAACTAAAATATCCTCATCAGGTATAAGTAGAATCTGGAAGAAATATAAAGTAGGCTATTACGATGAGGTTTTAAAACTATAACGATATATATATATATATAAAATACAATACATTATGAACTCTAAGAATAAAGGAAATCGATTCGAAAGAAAGATAGGTGCTTGGTTTACAAAATGGACCAGGTACAAATTTGAAAGAAATAGAGCAGGGAGTGGAGCTTGGCATTCAAACAAGGACTCCACTTCCGATTTAACCTGTACTGATGAAAGGCATGC